CGTGATCTCGGTCAGCGCCGCCCGCAGATCAGCAAGCATCTGTGTCAATTGGCTGTTATCGCGTACTAACCCGCCAGCCACCGCTCGTAGCCGCTCGACCTCGGCGCGGAGTTCGTCGCGCTGTTGGATTGAGCGCTCGTAGTCCTGGCGGACGGCCGCGAGTGTGTCGGCCAATTCGAGGTATTGGTCGTGGAGTTGGACGGCCATGTCTTTGGCTCCTTGCTTGAGTCGCTCGACCTCGGCGCGGAGTTCGTCACGCTCGTGGCGTATCTTCTCGAACTGGCCTAGCCAGTAGCCGTCTTGGACCCAGTCGTACTCGTCTTCCTTACTAGTCATAACGGCACTTATGAAGACCAAGCGGGCCGCTCGTCGCTGCGCCCGTAAAGGTCCTTGAGTAACTGGGTGCAGGCCGGCGAAAGCTGCAAGTCTCTCGCGGCACGTTCGAGCGTCAGCAGCCAGTGAAGGTCTGAGTAGGCCCGTGGCCAGTCAATCTCGAACTCGGATTTGGCCGATATAACCACTACTAAGTCTCCCAAGCCTACTGGTTGACCCAGGCTAACCACTTGTCGGCCAACAACAGGACGTGATCCGACCGTACCTCCTCGCGCGTGTGCGACAGTTCGCCCAGGAAGGTGGCCGCAGAACGGAGCACGGCCAGGCGAGCGATGCGATCCTCGCGCGACACACTAGCTGTCTCAACTCCCGCAGTTTTGAGTACCTCCAGGTCCTTGATGAAACCTTTCGAGTCGACCTCGAGCCGCACGTGCGCACCCTGCTCTGGCAGCTCGACGGGGTGAAACTGACTGACGTTCAGCCAGGCGCCGCCGATCCTGATGCCCGTGCGGTTGGTGGCTTCGACGGTGCCCTCGACCTGCTGGGTGGGCACCCGACCGTTAGTCATCGACATCGCCGCTCACCTCGGTCACTCTCAGGCCAAAGCGGGCCCAGAAGTGGGCGACGATCCACTGCTCGAGTCGGTCCCACTCGACCAGCGACATGTTCGTGCTCGTCTCAGGCGCGACGGAGACGGTGATGACGATGCGGGTAATCACCACGACACCTGGCATTCGTCCTCGTCCCACACCGGCGCGGGGCGGCGGTCGCTGGCGCGGACCATGTCCTCGACGGCGCCGTCTTCGAGCAGCAGGAGCAGGTCGCGCAGTAGCGGTACGAGCTCGATCAGGCGCGACGAGTCCTGCATGGCCGCGCGTCCGCCGGCGCGCCACGCGGCGCCCCAGATGGCCGACGGGTCTTCCGATTCGCGGGGATGGTAATGACGCCAGGCGAAGTAGGCGCTGGACGGGCTGACGGCGAGGCTCATCAGTCCTCCCGCACGATGGGCTCGAAGCCCTTCCGCGGCTTGCCGAGGATGCGGGCGAGCGGCGCGGGATCGTCGTCGAAGCGGGCGAAGATGTCGTCGTACTTCGCGGCGGCCTGCTCGTCCGCGACGTGCTGGCAGTGGAGTTGCACGGCCAGCTGGTGCTTGCAGGTGTGGCGCTGGGCGTCGTAGCACGTGCAGGAGGTGCGGGTGACGAGGTAGTAGTGGTCACCCTTGCTGGCGCGGATGCCGTAAGCCTTGCGGCCGTCTGCGGTGCGGCACTTGATCCATTGGCCGGCGTCGGTGGCCAGCTCGACGGCCTTCGGGCCGCGCGGGTCGGTGGATGGGAGGAGTAGGGTGGTCATGGTTGGCACCTTTCGCCAGGTGTTGGCCACGAGCAGGTCGGCGGCTTCAACGCTGGCCTGCTCTCTTTCGGTCACGTCCTAAGTATACTAGCCGCGCTACCTACGCGCAACATATACTGGACGTATGCAATACACCAGTAGCGCACTTGGAGAGCGCGTGCGCCGCCTGCGTATGCGCCAGGCTCTCAGCCAACTCGACCTCGCCGAGAGCGCAGGCATCAGCCGCGGTGCCGTCATGCGCATCGAACGGGGGCAGCCGGCGCGGCCGAGCACCATCCGCAGACTGGCGCACGCCCTCGGTGTTGGCGTCATGAAACTCACCGTTGGCGAGTAAAAAAGAGTTGCCCCGCGCTGCAGAGTCATACAGCCGGGGCATTGGCAGATCGAAGGGTTGAAGGACTGACCTGCAATGAAAAGTCTACGACGCACGGTGACGACAAGCACCGCCGCGGCCTACCAGACCAATATCGCCGCTTCCTACGAGCGGGTTAGCACAATGGCCCAGGCCGAGTTCGGCTATGGACTGAAGGTCTCGGGCCGCGACGTCGACGACATGGCACGAGAGCATGGGCTGGACTTGCCCCAGGAGTTCCGCTTCGTCGACGGCGTGGATCAGAACGCGAGCGGTACTGATTGGACGTTGCCGGCCCTCAACGCGATGCTTGACCTCGCCAAGGCTAAGCGCTTCACGACGCTCCTGGTGCCCGCCACTGACCGCTTCACGCGCGACACGCCGAAGGGGCTGACACTCACTGCACAGTTAGCCAGCTACGGCGTGCGCGTGATCTGGGGCAACCTGCCGCAGATCGAGGATACCGACGGCCATCCGATGAAGCGCTACATCCGCAGGCGCATGGAGTCCGACGCATTCCAGCTCGCCGAGCTCGAGCGCGAGATGATCACCTTCCGCACGGCCCGTGCGCGGCACGCCAAGGCCAAGGACGGCCGCGTGGTTGGCAACGGCCCGCCGCCGTTTGGCTACGAGTACCGGCGCGCCGATGATCAGAAGCACAAGGTGAATGGTCTGGTTGAGGTGGCGCAGGAAGCGCTGATCGTCCGGCAACTCTTCGAACGAGCGCGGACAGCGTCGACGACTCGGCTACAACGATGGCTCGACAGCCAGAACGTCCCCACCCCGCGCCAGATGCGCGGACTTCGTGGTGCTCCGTCAGGCGGCTGGAACTACGGGACCATCGCCGAGATCCTCAACAACGCGGTCTACGTCGGCTGTTATCGCTATGGCGACCAGGAGATCGCTGTGCCGCCCCTGGTCGATCGGGCGACATTCGATGCAGTCCAGAACGGACTGGCGCGCCGCTACCGTCGCCCGAGTGGCTGGTGGAAGAAGAAGCTCGAACGCGAAGACCCGTTCGTGCTCCGCGGCCTGCTTGAGTGCGGCCACTGCAGCAAACCTGGCCAGCCACAGATCCTGCACGCCCAGGAGAAGGTGGTCGCCCGGCGCCGCTACTACTGGTGCGCGAACAAGTTCGCCTCGCGCGTCAAGGACGGGCAGCAGACCTGCCCGCTTCCAGGCATTCGCGCCGAGGTCCTCGAGGACTGGCTCTGGCACGCGGTCGTGAGCGCCATCGCCAACGTCGACGAGTTCGACGCCAGTCTTCAAGCATCCCAGGAGCGGCGCGACGCCGAGCTTCACGAACGTGCGGATCGCCTCGCGGCCATCGACCAGGAGGTCGCGCGCTACCAGCGCCGTCTGGACCGGGCCGTTGCCAAACTGCTCGATGACGACTTCGAAGATGAGGATGAGCGTGGCTCAGTCGAACGCAACCGCGACGACAGCAAGCGACTGCTCGCACGCCTCCGCGCCGACCGCGAGCGTGAGGTCGCCGAGACGCGACCGGCCGGACTCAGCGCCGAAGACGTGGTCGCGTTCCGCCAGCTCTTGCGCCACTTGAATACGGGTGGACTGGACAAGGCCACGCCGTCAGAGCGGCGCGAGGTCCTCGAGTTGCTCGGCATTCGCGGCGTGGTCCGCGTTGCTTCCGACGGCGCGGACGCGGTGCTCGTGCAGGAGTCACCGAAGCGCTGGGCGCGCATCGATTGGGACGGCGAGATCCGTCTGCAATCTGACCAGAGTTTCAAGAAACTTCGATTAGTTTGCAACCCTACGCCGCGCTTCGTGCTTCTGGCGGCGTAGAGAGCATCCGCTCCAGCAGCTCGCGGTCAGCCTCGAGTTGCTGGCGATCCCCGCGGCCGACTTCCAGTTCGGCCCTGATGTGCCGTAGCGCGATCTGCGCCAGGATTTCGTACACACGCCACGGCACCTGAGCATCGACCACGCCCACCAGTCTGCGCCGCCACCAGGTGCTCCGGCGGGACACATTGGGACAAATCCGAAATTTGTCCGCTGGGTCTCGCCTCAGGTCATCACTGAAGTTCGGCTGGGTCGACCTTGAGCGCCTTGGCCAGTTTGAGGACTGTCGACGGCCATGCGTTGCGGCCGGCCTCCAGCTTGATGATGGTCGTCCTGGAGACCTTCGAGCGCTTGTACAACTCTTCTTGAGTGAAGGCGCGCTTGAGTCGCCACTCCTGCAGACGAGGCACACGCACGTCTGATGATGATCGTGCGCGCGACTGGAGTTGAACAGTGTCACCCACGTTGTGCGCAGGATAAACGCCAGTAGCGCCTCGTGTGTAGGGAGGAAATTGCCGAGCCGGCATATTGACACGTTTCGCTGATGTTGCGCTAACGTTGAGCTTAGCGCAACCTCGAACCGAGAAGGGACTGGCGCAGAGCGGCAATAGCGTTGGCCCGACGAGAGACCCTGCAACGCCCCCGCCGGACGAAACGCACGCCGAATCAGTAGAACGTGTGTTCTAATACTGTGGTGGGTATGGGGGTAGTACGTGGGTGGAAAGTGGTGCCGTTGCCGGCAAGCGGGAAGATTTCAAATGTTTCCGCACTTTGTCTGCCGGAGCGTATGCCGGTGGCTGACGATGACAGACAGTTGTCTATGTTCCCGCGTGACGATCCTGTCCGAGAGCTGCTCTTCAACGTCATCAAGACCCAGGCGGAAGGGATACGCATGCTCTCCGCGGTCGCCGCTGGCTACCAGATGGAACTCAAGGAGGCGCTCGCTCAGGGGTTCCACCTCAAGCCGCTCGACGATCTTCCGTCCGCGCCCGAGCGTGATGGCTACGGCCCGTCGAATAGCAAACACCGCACGTTCCGCGGTTTCGCGCTCGACCTGCAGCGGCTCGAACGAATCGTGCGTCGCGACAATCACCTCGAGCACGACGACGCGGTGACCAAGGAAATGCTGTATGCGGCGGGTGCGCCGATGCCCAGGACGATCTGGAACACGATGAAGGGCTACGCGCTGCGATCCGACCAATGGCCGCCCTCGACGTGGGACGCGAGCGAAGATCGGACATGGCATTCCCCCCACAAAAACAGGCGCCGAGGCAAATTCTAGATTTGGTCGAATTTGTCCCGCCGGGGGCGTTGACGCGGACGCATGCTGGGGGGCATGCGTATGCAGATCGAGGTGCGACGCGAGGACGAAGATCCGCTGCGCACCCTGGCGTTCAATGATCATCGCTCGGTCCGCGAGCAGGCCAGCTATTTACTGCACCTCAAGATCCGTGACGAGGTCGCGCGACTTGGACTGACGGAGTCCGAACCAGTAGCCGAGGTTGCGTGAGCACGCTCGAGCAGCTCGACGTCATGGCTGAGTTGCTGACGCGCGAACTCGACGAACTGCGGCACATTCGCGCCGCCCTGGACGTGCCGCTGACCGAATCGCGCTCGAGTTGCACGGTAAAAACGAGCACGCGCGGCCAGGACCTCGAGGTGAAAAGCTACGCCGATGGGCTGCTGGCGAAGGCAGTCAACGAGGCGCTGGGCGAGTACGCGCGGGGGATGCGCGAACTGCAAGCGCTGCAGGCGAGCCAGTGGCAGCAGACGGTCGATGCCCTGGCCGAACGCGAGACCGCGGTGGGCTCGGCGTACTGGAAGTCCGAGGCGTCCACGTGAGCACGATGGTCGCGGGCAACTGGCTGGCGGTCCGCGACGGCGATCCACGGGCACGAGCGCTCTTTACCCGGCATTACTCCGCAACGCTAAAGCGGTCACAACCTGTGCGGCCAGTAGGGAACACCGAACGATTTGTTGGGCCAGGAGAGCACGTGGTGTTGCTTACCGAAGATTGTCAGGCGCTTTTCGTCTGGCGCTCGGAACGGTTCCGTTTGGACGGGCAGACTGGCGTCGGATGCTCTGTGTTTCGCAACGAGGGACCGGCTCTAAGTTCTGACTTGATCCGCGAGGCCGACGAGCTGGCGTGGCAGCGCTGGCCAGGCGAGCGGCACTTCACGTACGTCGATGCGGGCAAGATTCGGCCGAAGCGCGATCCTGGGCGCTGCTTTCTCAGGGCAGGCTGGCAGCGTGCGGGCACGTCGCAGACGGGACTGATCCTGCTGGAGAGGTTGCCGTGACGCCCGTCTGGCACCCGCCCTTGGCCGTGTGGTTGGCATGCGCGCTGTCGCTGGCGTGCATGGCCATGTTCGTGTGGGTGGTGCTGCGCTGATGCGGGCAGTCTCGCTATTCAGTGGCGCGGGCGGCTTCGAGGTCGGCCTCGAGCGGGCGGGCATCCAGACCGTGCTGCAAGCCGAGAACGACCCGTGGTGTCTATCCGTGCTCGAGCGGCACTGGCCGGAGGTAACCCGAGTTGACGACGTTCGCAAAGTGGACAAGGCCGCACTCCGCGGACGACGCCGAGAATGGTTGGGAGCAGCGCCACGAGGTGCCGCCCGTCCTGGCGATCAGCCAGAACCAGCGTGGCGAAGTGGTGACGACGGAGTACGCCCACCAACTGACGAGCGGTGGTGGCAAACCGGGCGAGGGCTACTCGGCGATATTGACCTCGTCTACGGCGGATTCCCGTGCCAGGACCTCAGCGTGGCCGGAGCGCGGGCCGGTTTTCGGGGCGAACGCAGCAGTCTCTGGTTTGAGTTCCAACGGGTATTGTCCGAGCTGCGGCCACGATGGGCGCTTATTGAGAATGTTCCCGGATTGCTTAGCTCGGACGGAGGACGGGACATGGCAACCGTCCTCGGGGGGCTGGGCGACCTCGGGTACGGGTGGGCCTACCGCGTACTGGACGCGCGCTGGTTCGGAGTCCCCCAGCGACGCCGTCGTGTCTTCATTGTCGGCTGTCTTGGAGACGCGGCCCGTGCCGCGGCGGTACTGGCTGTCTGCGAGAGCTGCGGCGGGCATCCTGCGCAGGGCCGAGAAGCGGGGGAAGACGTTGCCCCCACGCTTGATGACGGCGCTCGTCGATCTAGCGTCGAACTCCCAATGATCGGCTTTCACTCGAAGGATTACGGCCAGGACGCAGCCTACGACATCAGCCCGACCGTGCGCGCCGCAGAGAACGAGAACGGCGGTACGCCACCAGCTATCGTCACTGCGTTCGACTGGCAAGCGTCAGCCGGCAATGACGAGTCATGGCGCGGCAAGGGACGGCAGCACGTGGTCCGCTCGGGCGACTACGCCGGTGCGGTCAGCGCAACCCGAACGGATGCGGTCTTCGGTGACGGCGTTGCGCGCAGTCTGACTGCGCGCAACGAACGCATAGACGCCGAGACAGAGAACCTCCTGGTCGCTGGCCCGGTCCGGGCCAGCGACGGACATCATGGCCACAGCAGTCCGCGCGGCGACGGCGCCGACAACCTGATCGCCTGGGATGACCGCAACCAGGCCGCCGACACTGACGCCCATCACACGCTGCGCGGCGCGGGCCTGCAGCGCTCGGACGTGGTCAGCGGTGGCATGGGCGTGCGCCGGCTGACGCCGCTCGAGTGCGAGCGGCTCCAGGGCTGGCCTGACGAGCACACGCGCTGGATGGCTGAGGGCTTGCCCATCCCGGACAGTCACCGGTACCAGATGATCGGCAACGGTGTCGCGAGTCCGTGCGCCGAATGGATCGGACACCGCATGGTGGAGGCCAACCGGTGGTGAGCACACGCCAGCCAGCGCTCGTGGTCCACGGCATCAGCTACCCCGCGACCAGGAGGCTGCGCAGCACGCTGGTCGGTGACGAATCGGAAAAACACTTTCTCAGTCGCGTGACGCGCCTTGCCGAGCTCTACGGCTGGGTGGTGTGGCACACGCTCGATTCGACCGGCACGCGCGCCGGCGAGCCCGACCTGCGCATGCTGCGTCCGCCGCGCTACATCGTCGCCGAGTTGAAAAGCGAGCACGGTCGACTGCGGCCCGAGCAGGTCACGGCGATCGGCCTGCTCGAGCAATGCCCAGGCATCGAGGTTTTTTGTTGGCGCCCGCGCAACTGGGTTGAGATTGTGGAGGTGTTGCGGTGACTGACGTCGTGGTCACCTTCGAGCGCAAATTCAGCGATGGCGAATACGGAAGTATGGGGCTGTCCATGTCCTGGACGGTCACCTACGACGACTCCGAGAACGAGTTGGCCGCGGACCCGCGACTGATGGCGAGCCGGTTGGCCGTCATCACTGACGGCTTGCGAGCAGCCGTGCTCGGTGAACTGGCGAAGTCGGGCGCTCAGCGCGTGGCCTACGCCGCGAAGCGCGAGCTCGAAGCGCCCGAGCGTGAGGCGCGCATCCGCGAGTCGGCCGAGAACGAGTACGCCGCGGGCATCCGCGACATCGTCAACGCCGGCGGCGAAGACGACCTGGAAGACCTCCCTTACTAGCCATGGCCAGATTCGTTGTCGGCGCGGTGTTCGGCCTGGTGGTGGGCGTGGTGGGCGCGGCGGCCATGGGCATCCACGCGGCAGACGAGTCGGGTCCGCTCGAGTACCCCGCGCCAGATGCGGCCCCCGATGTGCAGCCAGTGCCCGCGGTTCGACCGGTGTGGGACCGTCTGGCCGCGTGCGAGTCGAACAGTCGCTGGCAGGTGGCTACCGGCAATGGCTACTTCGGCGGCTTGCAATTCGACTACGGCACCTGGCTGCGGCACGGCGGCGGCATGTTCGCGCCGCGCGCCGACCTGGCTACCCGCGAGCAGCAGATCCTGGTTGCTGAGCGGACCCTGGCGACACAAGGCTGGGGGGCTTGGCCTTCCTGCGCACGGAGGTTGGGACTGCGTTGATGACTGACGTGCTGGCGCTGCTCTCGCCCGCGGAGCCGGGGCAACTCACACCCACGAGTTTGCTACTGCGCGAGGGCATCGCTATCGAGGACTGGTCGCGCATCGGTGCGCAACTCGCGCGTGTTGATCGTGCGTATCGCTGGTGGGTCGGCGACTGGCTGAATTATGGCGAGCGCGAGTACGGCGAGATGTACGCCGAAGCACTCGAGCGCACTGGACTGGATTATCAGCAGTTGGCCAACTGCAAATGGGTGTCCGCGGCAGTGGGAGTTTCACACCGGTGTGAAAATCTTTCGTGGGGTCATCATTACGAAGTCGCGGCGCTGGTACCTGACGACCAGGACTTCTGGCTCGAGCGCGCCACCGGGCAACTCTGGACCCGTCAGCAATTGCGGGCGCATATCAAAGGGCCGAAGGCCTTGCCAGAGCCAACGGATGAGCACCCCCTCCTCCTGCTGCGGTTCTGTCAGGCGGAGCTACCGACAGCGACCATCGTCTCGCTGATTTTGCGGGTGGCATTCCCCGATGCCGAACGCGCGCTCGATATGACGTATGGCAGTGGCGCGTTCTGGGACGGCTCTTCAGATGTTCAGGTAACGGCGCACGACGCCAATCCTGCCCGCGCGCTGGATGGAGTAGCGGACTTCACTCGGTTGGACTACCCAGACGGCAGCTTCGACGTTGCGCTGTTCGATCCGCCGCACATCGCCGATGCGGGTGCTGAGTCGATTATGCGCGCGCGATTCGGAACTTATGGAAGCAGCGAATTGCCCGACGTCATCGTCGCTGGTACACGCGAAGCGTGGCGAGTCGCGCGGTTGGGGATCATCGTCAAGGTCACTGACCACTCGCACTCGCAGGAGTACGTGCTCGAGTCTGACTGGGTTCGCTCAGCGTTGGATGGTCGCAAGCCCTATGACGTCGTGCATCAGGTGCGCACCGGGGCACTGGTTGACCCAAAGTGGGAGGAGCAAAAGAGTGCCTACAACAACGGGTCGACCTATCTGATCTTCCGAAAAGACAGCCAGAAACACATTCTGCGCGGACGACGGAGGGAGCAACGATGAGTGAGCAGGACCCCCTTGCGGGACTGAAACGGATGCCAGACTTGTGGGCGTTATTCAGCCAGCAGCCTGAGCAGATCCAGTCGGCATATCTTGATTGGTGGCAGCAGCGGATTGAAACTCGCGGCGCGCATCGAGATTGTCTCGAGCCGTTCCTAGCTGGATATCGCGCTCGCGATCGTGCGCTCACCCGTCGCAAGGTCGTGGTACACGCATGACGCAATCGCTCGCGCGGGCCGAGGGGCTCAGCGACACCCAGCTCCGTGCCCGATTGAAGCTGGCGCGCAGCACGGGCTTTTCGCTCGAGGGCGCGACCAGCGACCAACTGCACATGGTCTACCTGGTGGCGCAGCGGTATGCCCTGGACCCGCTCACGCATGTGGGCCTGTTCCAGGGCAAACCGTGGTACACGCTGGACGGGCGCATCCACATGGCGCGCCGCCACCCGCAATTCCGCGGCCTGACCACGCGCCCACTGACGAAAGACGAAAAGGAGGCGTGGGGCTACAAGCCGGACGACCTGGTCGTCGAATGCACGATGCACACCAAGGACTGGGGCGACATTTCTGCCCGCGCGAAGGTGACCGCGGCCGAGCGGATGATGCGCACGCCGACAGGTACTCACCCCCAGGAGATGGCCGAGAAGCGGGCCATCGCGCGTGCGTCGCGTCTGGCCTTCGGGCTGGAGATCCCGGACGAGACCGACGCGGAGGCCGCCGACGAGGAGCGCAACGACCCGCAGAAGGTGGCCGCCAACGGTGCACGCTACACCGAGATTTTTGGGGCCGACGAGGACCACTCGCCGTACGAACTTCCCGAGGCTCAGGTACTCACCGCACCGGAGCCGTCGAGTGCGGTGGCGCCGGACCCCCCGACGCCGGCGCCACCGTCCGATTCACCCCTGGCGGACAAGTACCGACGCAACCACGAATTGATTGCGGAATGTCGCAAGCGGAACATTGCCGGGATGGATCCACTCAAACTCGGTATGGCGGAGGACGTGGTGGAGGCCGCCAACCTGGAACTGGCGGACCGCATCGCGCGCTACGACTTCGAGAACGCCGAGGTGGCGCGACAGAAGGCCAAGGAAGGCCTCAGGTAACGTTTTCGATGTTTCGGTGTAGTTCGTGATGCCGTGGATCGAGTCGCATCAATCACTGGCGCGCCATCGCAAGACGCTGGAAGCGGTAGCCCTGCTCAGGGTCGATCGGCACAAATTGATCGGTCACCTGCACGAGTTGTGGTGGTGGGGTCTGGATAACGCCGACAGCTCGGGCATGGTCGGGCATGCACCTCCGGAGGCGCTGGCTGCGGCCGCAGGCTGGCCACTGCGCGACGCGAATCGATTCGTCGAAGCGTTGCGGACGGCAGGCTTTTTAGACCAGACGGAAGACGGGTACGTGCTCCACGACTGGTATGACTACGCGGGTCGCATGATTCAAAAACGTGCAGCGAACAAACAGCGCATGCAGGACGCACGTGCAGCGAACGTGCAACGCACAAACGACGCACGTGCAGGGGCTACCGTACCGGACCTACCGGACCGTACCGTACCCCTAAACCCCCTCTCTGCACAGACCGCGGCTCACGAGGCGTCTGGCGCTAATGGGGCTGCGCCCCACGCCGACGCCACGCCGCACCAGGACGACGAGAGTCCGCCCCAGACGCTGCGTCCCGGCATGGCCATCTGCCCGCAGTGTCGCCTGCCGTTCTCAGGCCAGTACATCGACCACACCGCGGAGAAACACAAAGTCAACCCCTCGGCGTCCCCGGGCAATCTCGGCAGTAAGCTTCGCCGCGACAGTGAGCCCGAGCCGCCGCCGCCCGACGTCGCCGCCCAGTTCGCCGCCATGCACCAGCGGCTCCAGGATCTCGAGCAGCAAACCGAGGTCAAGTCGTGCTGACCACGCTGGCCGAGTGGCTCGAGCAGGAACTCACCCTGACGCCAGTCGAGATGCGCATCGTTCGCGTGTTGAGCACTGCCCCGGGCGAGTGGTTCCGCAACACGGCCATCATTCGCGATGTGTGGCGCGACGAGTACCGCGACCAGCAGCTCCTGGACTGCGAAGCGCATACGCTGCGCGTCCACCTCTCGCGTATCCGCCACAAGCTCGAGCCGACGCACTGGCGTATTGAGAACCGCTATCGGTATGGCTGGTACCGGCTGGGTGAGGTCTGACCTCATGGTGAGTCGCAACCCCATGGTGCAGTCGTTACGCTGCACGGCTCACAATCGGCAGGGCGGAGTGTGTGGCCACTGGGCGACGCCCGGGCAGCGCGTGTGCTTCCTGCATGGCTCGAAGTCACCGCAAGCAGTAGCCAATGCGGAGGAACGGCTCAAAGCGCTGGTGCATCCGGCCATTACCGGACTCCAGGAGTTGATCAACAATGCGGACTCCGACTCCGTCCGGTTGAGTGCCATTCGCGATTTACTGGACCGCACCGGCTACAAACCGAGTGAGAAAATCGAGAGCACCGGCGACACCACTATCCGTGTCGAATACGCCGACGTTGTCACTCCGAAACTGACACCGGAACGCAGCAATGGTCATGGGTAAATGCAGGTCACGATCACACTCCAGCGTCCGCTCGAGTGGCAGCGTGACGTCATGCAAACCGGTGCCAGATTCTCAGTGCTTGCATGCGGCCGTCGCTCCGGCAAGAGCACGCTCGGTCAGCACCAGTTGATCCAGACCGCGCTAAGTGGGCGACCAGCCGGCTACTTCGCGCCGAGCTACAAGCTGCTCGGCGAGTTCTGGCGCGAGCTGCGGACCACGGTCGAGCCCATCACGCGCGGCAAGTCGGAGCAGGACCACCGACTCGAGCTCGTTACTGGCGGTGTGCTCGAGCTCTGGTCGCTCGACGATCCGAACCCGGCCCGCGGCAGAAAGTACGCTCGCGTAGTGGTCGACGAGGCGGCCATGGTGGCGAACCTGCTGGACATCTGGCAACTCGCCATCCGTCCGACGCTGGCCGACTTCGCCGGCGATGCCTGGTTCTCATCAACGCCCCGCGGTCTGAACGATTTTCACCAGTTGTACCAATTGGGCCAGGACCCGCTCGAGCAGGCCTGGCGTTCGTGGCAGATGCCGACCAGCGTCAACCCGTACATCAGCGCCGATGAGATCGAAGCCGCCCGGCACGAGCTACCCGAGCGTGCCTATGCCCAGGAGTACCTGGCCCAGTTCGTCCAACTCGAGGGTGCTGGGGTTTTCCGTGGGGTCCAGGCCGTCAGTCGCTTGAAGCCAACGCCACCCCAGCGCGGCCACCAGTACGTGTTCGGTGTCGACTGGGCGAGGTCAGCCGATTTCACCGTGTTTTCGATCATCGACGCGACGGTGGGGGAGCAGGTGGCTCTCGACCGATTCTCGAATATCGACTTCGAGTATCAATCCGAGAGACTCCACCGTTGGGCTGAGCTATACCACCCGGTGCAGATCGTGGCCGAAGCCAACTCAATGGGCGGGCCGCTGGTCGAACGCTTGCAAACCGGCTACGCCAGGCTCGTCGGTCGAGCCCGCGCGGCCCTGCCGATCTACGCGTGGGTCGCATCAAATGCGTCGAAGGCCGCGGTCATCCAGTCGCTGGGACTGGCGATCGAGCAGGGGCAGATCACCTTGTTGGACGACCCGGTGCAGATCGGTGAGTTGACCGCGTTCGAGTCGTCGGTGACCGTCACGGGCATGACCAGGTACGCGGCGCCCGCGGGTCTTCACGACGACACGGTGATCGCGTTGGCTCTTGCGCACTTGGGTAGCGAACTCGCGGGCGCCGCATCGCCGCGCGCACACTACGGATTCGCGTCACACCGACGCTGAAGAGAGGACCGCTTATGGCGACTGACACTGTCGCGCTTACCGCCCGTGCACGATTTCGGGCCCACCTTGAATCGCTGGTGCAACTACACCCAGAGTTGAACTCAGGCGAACTCGCCGACCTGGTTGGCCAGACGCTGCCTGAGTCCGACCGCGAGCTCGTGGGCGAGTTCCTGTCGGCCGAGGCGCGCAACATTCTCGCGTGGGAGATGCGCGCGCAGTTCGTCCGCACGCGACAAGGGATTTATGGCGTCCTGGACCTCAGCAATCCGGATGCACCGTCCGTCGATGAGTTGGAGCCGGACAAGAAAGCGACGCTGTATGAGCGGATCACCCAGTGGCGCGAATTTCTGCCGAGTGAGAATCGCTCGCGTCCACTGATGGAGTTCAACAAGGCGAAGTTACTGGAGTCCGCTCAGTACGATGCGGGGATTACCTTCCTGCACGGTTGGAAGATGCAACTCAAGACACGCCTGGCGAAAGCATTGCCAGATGATGAATCTGTGCTGGTGCGCGATCAGTTCACACCGGAGCAGGTTCTTTCGCTGGGAGAAACCATCAAGAAGGAGATGGCACGTGGGAATTTTCGCCTCAAGATCACACCTGTTCACGCGCTACCGCGCACGACTCCAGTTCCGTGACAAGGTGATGGGCGGAACGCCGAAGGACCCGAAGATCATCGAAGCCTGGCTACGGGCCAAGGCCGGCATCACCGACGCCGAGGAGATCCGCCGCGCGTTGTTGCGCACGATGAGCGAGCTGGGCGCCGACGTCAATCCCGAGATGACATTTGAGGAGCTCGACGCAGCGTCGGCGAAGGTTGCTGGGTCGCGTGAGACCAATGGCTTCAAACGTGACGAGAACGGCGTGTACATCGAGGCTCGCCAGGTCAAGGCAGCGCTCAAAGAGTCGACCAACATCCTGTACGCGGGTGAGAAGTGGGGTCCGACGAGAAAAGGACCGAAGGGATTCCTCGCGGAGCGCGTGTTCGTGACGCCAGACGTTATCCCGCTTGGGCGAATGGAGCCTGACGGGATCGAGATGGTCATCGGTCATGTGACGGGCCCCGAAGGGCCGCGGAGCACACTCGGGTACTACGAGTACGCCCGCCGCGCGACGATCGACTTCGACGTGCTGGTAACACGCGATTCGATCAAGGACGACTGGTGGGTGGACCTGTGGACGCACATGGAAGAGAACGGGATGGGCGCGTTGCGTTCGCAGGGGTATGGAAAGTTTGATGTTCTGGCGTGGGACCAGATCGACATTATCCCTGATTGAGTGACATGTGCCCCAGGCTCTGCCGCCGGGCCGCGGCATCCTGGGCACTCGACCAACCTCCACTGACCTCGTCAGGCCGAGCCTGGCCTCACCGACCCCCCTGGTCAGCGCTGGGCACGCCTAGTCTCGCCCCGCCTCGCCGACGGGCCTGATCCTCTCGCGCCTGGTCATCCCATGACGACAGGCCGTACACCAGCGACCCATATCAAGTCCCACCGTTTCAGATCGTGCCGACTTGTCTAGTCCTGTCATCACAGCCATGCCCCGACACGACGACTGGCCTGTGTCCTGCCCTGCCCCGCCGGCCCATATCGACTTGTCTTGTCTCGTCTCGCCAGACCTCGTCGGAACTGTCCTGGCCGACGCCACAAACCGACTGGTCATCACTCTTCTCATCGGTACCGTCCCTTGCTTCCCTGACCGACTTCCCTTCCCGACGACGTGTCAAGCCTCGCCTTGTCGTCCCCGGTCCCGTCCAGCCTCATCGACCGCCTTGCCAGTCCGCCCCTTGTCGCACCGACTTCCCTTGCCGACCCTGGTCCTGCCGTCCCGAATCGACATGTCTCGCCTTGACTCTTCTGCACTGCTCAGTTCGACAGGCCGACTTGTCAACCCCTTGCCTATCCTCGCCACGCCGGCGTCACGTGAAACCAGCGCGTTACACTCGCAGCGCGATGTCGGTTGTTTGTCGGGAATTGACAGATGGCCATTGACCGCAGTAAGGCAGCGCTCAAAGCGCCAACGTCTGAGTACCTGACGAGTCTCCAGACGGAGCTCGGCGACCTGTATCTCACCCAGGACAACGACATCGACCTGGTGCGCGAGCAGCGCGAGATGCGCAGGCCGGCACTCTCTGAGGCTGACAAGGACTACGTGCTCGTCCACGTCGACCCGCGCGACCCGGACATCACCGAAGAGGCGTTCCAACAGACGGCCATCCTGACGCTCGAGCGGCCGAAACTGAGCATCGTCGGCGGCGAAGGCGACACGGCCCAGACGGTAGCGTCCAAGCTCGAGCACTTCACCGAAGAGACGCTGTGGGAGTGCGGCACGCGCGAGCCGGGCAGCGACACCATGACCCAGGTCACCGACGCGACGCTGAACGACGGCGGCGGCTGGGCCAAAATCCTGTGGTCGTCTGACCTGTGGTCCGAGCGGTACGGCATCCCGTCACCCCAATCGGGTGACGGGACCGACGCGTACACGGCGTACGACAAGATGACTGAGGAGGCCAAGAAGCGCGCCGGCCCGCCGTTCGTGTGGCAGTACGTTGACCCGCGCAGGGTCTACCCGCAATGGTCGAACGGCTACCTGTGCGAAGTGCTCGAGGTGTCCGAGATGCCCAAGCGGTCGGCGTTCCGACGCTACCGATTGGCCCAGGACGGCCAGGGCAACATCGTGCCCGAGGAGCTCGGCCAGTCGCAGAACATCATCGAAGCCTCGCGCAACATGCTGAGCTCGGTGACCTTCCTCGAGCACTGGGACGATACGTGGGTGTCGTACGCCATCTGTGGCCAGAACTACCAGGGCGACGCCACGGGGTACATCGTCAAGCAGTTCAAGCACAAATACAGCTTCGGCGTGCCCTACGACTACGCGCCAGGGCTGACCATGAACTGGTGGCGCAACCGAAAAGTCGGCTGGGGCATCGGCCGCACCAAGCTCTGGCTTGTGCAGTATCGGCAGTACCTGCGTGCAATGCATGCGCAGTATGTGGCTCGCGACCTGCTGAGTCCGCTGGTGACGTACGGCGACACGCCCGCGGCGATGATCATCGGCGACGACGGCAAGCCCAAGGAAACCGACCCCACGGTCCACCCTGGTGAGATCCTGAACCTTCCGCCTGGGCGCCAGTTGCAGCGCATCCAGTACCCCGACGCCGCGACGCTCGAAAAGCACATGGCGCTGATCGACGGCGCCATCCGCGACCTGGAGTCACCGCGGGTGACCACGCTCTCGGGCATGGAAGGCGCAGGCTTCGCGATCTCGCAGGTATTGAGCTACTCGAGGACGCGCGTCGGGCCCGTGCGCCACGGACTTGAAAGTCTGCTTAAAGGCCAGACCGAGAAACTGTGGACGCTCATTCGCGAACGAGCCAACGAGAAGGTGTACGTGTTCTCGGGCGGCATCGACGTTGGTAGCGGCAAGGCGGCGGCCGAGTTCATCGGCTTCGGGCCCAAGGACCTCGAGCGGCCCATGCGCATCAAGTGGGAAGTCGCCGCGGCCTTGCCGACAGACCAGCTCATGCAGGTGCGATACGTCACCGAGCGGCTGAATAACGGCACGTATGGGCTCGATGAGGCCGTCCAGGAAATGGGTGACAACCCCGACGAAATTCGGCGGTCCAAAGCCCGCGACAGGATTCGAGCAAGTCCCGCGTACCAGAAATGGTTGGATGCGGAAGTCTTCATGCAGGCAGGCCGTGGCGACCTGCTACAGAAGGCGCAGGACGCGGAGCAGCTCGCGCTCAGCGGCCAACTCGCCGCTGGTGGTGGTCCTCCGCAACTGCCGGGCGGTCCTGGTCCTGGCGTGTTCGAGGGTGCGCCAGGCGGGGTACCTGACCTTGGTGCCCTGGCCGCTGCGCCTAATGGGGCCGGCGTGAATGCGCCACCAGGTCAGCAAGTTATGGCTGGTGCCGCACAGGCTACCCAGGGACCGCCAGCCGGCTGAGATTGGCATTCGACAGATGTTCTGGTACGCCACTCCACAGGCCTCGGCCTCGATTATGACGGAGCATGTCGTCGGTGTTCTCCCGGTTGCTACCAGGCACGAGGTGGTCGGGGCGACAGCAGGCCCGGACATCGCACGCATGCCGCAGAAGCGTCCCAGACTCAAGGCAGACGCCATGCTCGAGCTCGAAGACGGTGCGATGCACCCGGCGCAGATCCCCATCAACGCTGATCACGCCGTAGCCGTGACTGTCCCGCGCGCCCGTCCACAACCAGCAGCCCGTAGACAAGTAGCAGATGACTTGACTCCACAGTCGCGGCTTCAACGGCCTGCGCGAACTGTGCCCGCGCGCAAAGCGAACGAGACCGCGCTTGGTGCCGCGATGCCCTGTGACCATCGTCCCGCAACCACATTCGCATGGCCGCGGTCCAGGATCGAGAAGCAGCACACGCCTGCGGATCTTGGGTGCTCGCTTGTGGACGGCGAGATAGCAGGCCTTCGTGCAGAAGAGGCGACGTTTAATCTGAGACGGCGCGCGGTGAAAGCTCACGCCGCAGTTCTCACAGATACGCTGTACGAGCATCGGTGGCTCACTCCATCGGTGTCCGGCCCCCGGCGTCTGAACCACGCGCGGGGGCCAAATGGTGTCTCTAGTGTACCGGGAGGTGCGTCATGGCTCGAGTAACCAAGACTGTCAAGTACACGCCCTCGAGCGATGCTCGAGCCGACAAGAAAGCAGGCATCAAGCCCGGCTCGAAGCGCGACCAGGCGCTGGACAAAAAGCGAGGCGTGGGCAAATAGTCCGTGCCGACGTCGGCCAAGCAGAACGAGATCCTGAAGCTGCAGGGCGAGATCACCCAGGAGGTGACCGGCGACGCCAAGGCGATCGCGCAGGGCGTGTTCGGCGACAACGCCAACCATCCCGACATGGCCCAGGTGAGTAATCAGCATCTCGACGACCTGTACCGCCAGAAGTACATGGCCAACGATCGGACGTGGCTGCAGCAAGAAGCGCGGCGCGACCCGCAGCAGTTCCTGGACGTGGCCAAGCGCATCGGCGTGAGCATGCCCGCACCAGGCGCGCCGCCGCCGGTCGATCCGAACGCGTTCGCTCAGGCCGTCATGGCTAATGCGACATCGGCGCCAGCAGCAGCACCACCGCCAGCAGCAGCACCGGTAGCACCAGTATCAATGCCACCAGCACCAGCTCCACCAGCGCTGCCCGTCCCCCCGCCATCCGCGCCGCTGACTATGCCACCCGGACTTGCCGCACCCGCGTCGCCGCCGGTCATCCTCGGGCCGAACGGTCAGCCGTTGCCGCCAATGACTGGCTGACATGCCCGGCACCATCCTCCTCGACGACTTCCGCGACTCGATCGGGGACCAACTGCGGCGGCACGTGGATGGCTTGACGCAGCTTGGCTCGAGCGCCATCCAGACGATTGGCAATGCACCGCAACAGGTCGCCGAAGCTTTACCGCAGGTCCCGCAGGTAGACCCGAACCGGGTGCTGCAGGATCTCCAGCAGCACGTCGCCACCATCACCCAGCCCGTGCAACAGGCGGAGCAGCAGGTGGCCGGCGCCGCGGACCAGTCGCGCCAGAACGTGCTGCAGACGCTCCAGGACTACGCCGGCGGCTTGACGTCGGTACAGACGCCCCAGCCACCACAACAGGCGCCAGCACCCGCACAGAGCGACATGAACCCATCCGTGGCGACAGGACCGCAGCAGAACGCGACAGATGCCGTGCCGCAGGACACCACCTCGGGCCGCGTCTTTCCCGTCCAGGGCTATAACGGCCAGGTCGACCTGCACTGGGGCGACGTCAAAGGCGGCTCGGACCTGTTCGCGCCGCGCGGCACGCCCGTAGTCGCGATGGAGCCAGGCAAAGTCGTCGAGTCCGGGTCCAACTCCGTCGGGGGCAACAGCGTGCTGGTCCAGGGTGACGACGGCCTGCAGTACTACTACGCGCACGGCGACGCCACGCCCTCGGTCAACGTCGGCGACCGCGTGACGGCTGGCGAGTATCTGATGCCAGTCGGCGACACGGGTGACGCGAAGGGCCGCGGGACACATCTGCACATCGGTATCGGGCCCGACATCCGCCTCGGCGCCGACAAGTACGGCGGGACGGGCGGCGACTACGACGCGGTCGGCCTGTTGCGCGGCACGCTCGCGCCCCAGGACCAGCAACAAGGCCCCGCACAACGCGCTCAGCAGGCCGTAGCCGGCGCCGTGCAGGCAGGCCAGGCCATTGTCGGACAGGGGCAGAAGGCGTTCGTTGACACCCTGCAGCCCTTGGCGCAACAGGTCGCTCAGCGCACGGGCATCGACCCGAATGCCATGCTCGCGATCGCGGCCAACGAGACAGGCTGGGGCCAGTCGCAGAACGCACAGCAGCAGAACAACCTGTTCAGCATCCAGGGCGACGGCAGCAACGGCTCGAGGTGGGCCAGCTACAAGAGCCCGCAGGAATCGTTCAGCGCATTCGTCAACCTGATCTCGAGCGCACCGCGCTACGCGCAGGCATGGGCTGACCGCGCCAATCCCGTCAGGTTTATCGACGACCTGCGCAACGCCGGCTACGTGGCTGACGAGCCGGGCTTCCCGGCGCAGGGCTGGGTCGACCAGGTCAAGTCGATCTACCAGCATCTCCCGGTTGGACAACCCACGACGGCCGATGACGGCGGCGTGTCCGCGCAGCGGCAGGCAGCGGTCCTCCAGGTCGGCGACCAGACACGACCGGCTGCCAAACAACCGCTGTACGCCGGCGTGATGCAGGATGCGCATGGAAATCCCGTCGCCGATGGGCAGCAGAACCCCATCCAGGTTATTGGCGATGTTGTCCAGCGCGGCCGCCAAGCCGTCAGTCAGGTGGCCAGCGACATCTCGGACGCGGCGCAGGGTGCAGCGGCGCGCCAGCAGGCGCAGCTCCCAGGTGGTCCGTTCAATCGGCTCGAGCCCGGCGCCGAAGGTGGTCCGCCGCAGTACACCAACTTCGGCCAGGCCGCGGCCATGAGCGGGCCCACCAGTCCGGGCGAGGCGATCTCGGGCGCAGTGTCAGGCGCCGTCTCAGGTGCGCAGCAGGCCCTCGCGCCCGTGGTGAGTGGCGCACAGGAAGCGGTGGCCGGCGCTTATCGTCAGGGCCGCACAGAAGCCGAACAGGCCGAGTTCAACCAGCGCCAGCAGCAGGACACGCTCGCCGCGGCCGAGGCAATGCGGCGCCAGAGCGAGGAGCAGGCCGCTCGGCCGCTCGACGTGGGCCAGCAGGCTAGCAACGCGTGGAATCTAATTGTCGGCGCCAATCCGCCGATGGGCATCAGCTACCAGGACTATCAGAACGCGCAGGACGCCAAGAACCAGTGGATCGAGCAGAACAACCCACTGCGCGACGTACTGGTCGCCGGTGGCTTGACGACCGGCATCGCTCAGCAACTGACCGATCTGCCGACCCTGCTCACACTCGGGCCAGAGCTCGGCTTGGCGCGCGCAGTCGGGCCTGCCGTTGGCGAACGAGCCGCGGCGGCAGTGGGGGGACGCCTCACGCCTGAAGCGACGCGTTTCGTCGCCACCGTTGCCGACCGGTTCACGTCGGGCGCGATTGTCGGCGGCTTGCAGAACGCGCTGGCGGAGGTGGAGAAGCCCGGCGCAACGCCGCAGTCAGTCGGAACCGCATTGCTGGTCGGCATCGGCCTGGGTGGGACGATCGACGTCGCTGCACCGGCGATCCGTCCGACCGTGGCGCGTATCGGGCAGACCATCATCGACCGCGCGGCCGAACTCAGGCCAGCCTTGGATCGCGCAGGACCAGCGGTAGGACGCTTCCTTACGGGGGAAGAGGGCGGCCTGCGTCTTCCAGGCAAGCCGACGGCGCCCGAACCGTCGACGGCGACATGGGAGGCCTTCGCAGGAGCTCGAGCTGCACCGGGCGAAGCCGTGACAGCCACAACCCCGACTGCACGCGTGACAGCGCGAGTAGGCACCGCACCGCCCTCACCACCAGAGCGCCCACCGGCACCGCCAGCCGGCGCAGCACCACCTCCTCCATCGGGCGGCGGTAGTCCCGAGCTCGATCGTCTGAACGCGATGTACGACGGCAAGACGCCCGCTCCATCAGCCAGTGTTGCCGACCGTATCCAGGCCGTTGGCGACAGTCTCACGCGTGCCTTTACCGACCGCCAGGTCGACATCAATCGCGCCCAGGAGCGCTACGCCGCCAACCTCGGACGACCCTTGCGCGCGGATGAGATGGCCGCCGAACTGCAGCGACTGGCGTCTGATCCCGCGGCCCAGGTCAAAGTGGATGAGGGGCTGAAGCCAGCCATCCAGTCTGTTGGCACCGACTACCCAGCATTGCGGAACTACGTGACGCTGCGGTCGAACGTCGAGATCGCAGACAACTTGGCCGCGCGAACCGGTAAAGCCGAAGTCGCCACCGATCGGCTGTTCTCTGGCGGCTTGACCCGCGATGAGTCAGCCAAAGCCCTGCAGGACCTCGAGGCCCAACTCGGACCCGTTCGCTTCGCGCGCGTGCAGGCCGCGGCCGACCAGGTCACGGCGTTCAATCAGTCGCTACGCCAGCGTCTGGTCGATTCGGGCGTGTTAGATGCGAATACCGCTGCGCAACTCGAGGCGCAGTATCCCAACTGGGCAAAGACCCGCATTCTCGACTACATGGCCGACCCAGCCGGAGGGCAGGGAGCCGGGACCAAACTCGGGTTGAACGACCGCGGCCTGCGCGAGTACACGCTCAAAGGCACGACTCGAGCACGCGAGGATCCTGTCGCATCGACCGTGGCCTACGCCCACCAGGTCGAGCGCATGGCGATGAAGAACGAGGCGTTCAACGCGTTCCTGACGATCGACCAGGCCGGCGCGAAACCCATGCTTCGTGAGGTTCCGCAAAGTTATTCACCGACCAAGGACGAGGTCGCGATGATCGGCTTCGTCAATGGTCAGAAGCAGAAGTACGTCACCGACAACAAGGCGCTCGGCGCGGCGATCAACGGGGCTGGAGTGCTGTCTACGCCAGAGTGGACTAGCGCCTGGCAGTCCATCTTCCGTTCGTTGGCCACCAGTCGTAACCCGGTGTTTCTGGCTGGCAACGCGGCGCTCGATATCCCGACGTACGTGCTCCGCTCGAGCGTGCGCGAGGGTGGCCCGCAAGCGATCCCGCGGATCCTCTACGAGTTGGCGCGCGGCTATGGCGACGCCTTCCAGGGCCTGCTCCAGGGCGAGTATCGAGGTGCTGGGACATCTGCGTATCTGAAGGGCGGCGGCGGCCAGTCGGGCTACTTCACCGGTGGTGAAGGTCAGACCAAACGCGCCGTCGCCGAGATGCAGCGCAAAAATGTGTTCCAGATCGACGGCGTCGGCGATCTCGGCCGACTGACCAAGGATCTGCTGACGCTGCATCCGGTGGAAGCGCTCGGCGAGCGTATCGAGCTCGGCCCACGCGTGGCGGCGATGCGCCTGGCCGAGAGACGTGGCGCCAACCCGACGCAGGCGATCATCGATGGCCGCTCGGTCACCGTCGACTTCAGTCAGGGCGGCACGGTCACCAAGTACCTCAACAACTTCATTCCGTTCTTCAACGTCGGATTTCAGGGTCCGGCGCAGATCGCGCGCGCCTTCCGCGAGAACAGGGGCGCGTTTATCGCCACAGTCGGGACGCTCATCGGGACACCCGCCGCCGCGGCCGAGATCTGGAACCGGAGTGACCCACAGCGTGCGAAAGACTACGCCGACGTACCGCAGTACGTAAAAGACCAGGGCGTAGTCGTCATGCTGCCAGGCGACGCACCTGTTGACGCGCAGGGCAATCGCAAGCCGATGTACGCGGTCGTCAAACTACGCGAGTGGGCGCCCTTCGCGGCCGCGGCACGCGAGGCTACCGCGCGGGTGCTGGGTGACGACACGCGTTCCTGGCAGGATGTCGCGTCGTCGGTCGGGGCTGGTCTGTCGCCGACGCAAGCCACCAGCGCCGCTCAGGCGGGTACCGAGCCGCTCGCCGGTATTCCGATCCTGCCGGCCGCCGCGCAACTCGAATACAACAAGGATTTCTTCCGCAACCGCACTATCGTCACTCAGCGCGGCGATCAGAATGCGAGCGCTCTTGCGCAGGCCCTCACACCAGCTTTGCAACAGGTGATGGATAAAGCCGGGGCGAACGTGGAGATCCGACCCTCGGCGATCGACTTCCTGATTCGCAATCAGGGTGCTGGCGTAGGCGGCGCCGTCCTGGGCGCCAGCGACCTGGTCGCGGGGCGCCCCTCAGATGTAGCCGGACCAACCGGCCTACCCGTAGTTGGCGGACTCGCCGGTCGTTTTGTTGGCGGTCAGACGGGGGAGGAGCTCCAGCAAGCGCGCGACCAGACGCTGACTACCGCCGGGCGTGACATCTTGCGTCGCAACGGCATCACCGTGACGCCTGGAGCCGTCTCCAGCAGCGTCAACCAGATCCCACTCAAGCTCGAGGAAGAGACGCGTTATCAGCAGCTCGCCAATCGGTATATCGACGAGGCCATCCAGCGCACTGCGGCATCCGGCGACTTCGCGAGCAAGACCCAGGTGGGCAAACAGAGCATGATCGACCAGGCGATGCAGGGCGCGCGCGCTCGAGCAGGCAACGAGGTGCTGAATACCATTCCTGCGGCCGAAAAGCAGCGCCGGCTCAGGACGAAGTCGACGGCAGCCTAGAGATGCAGTTTCCTTGCCGCCCAGGCCAGCATCGACAGGAGCACCATGACACCGAAAAGGAGCAGCCACGGGCTGTTCAGAACGAAGCCTGGCGAGGGAAACCAGCCTGCGATGAACGGTGCGACAATGAGCCACACGATGACCAGGCCAGCAGCGACCTTGGCCGTAGAATTGAGATGCATCGCGGAGATAGTCCTTTCGTGATGCACGGCCCGCCGTTTCGTTCCGAACGAGCGGGCCTTCGTGTGTCGGCAACTATAGCCGGGCGGAGGGGGTAAACGCATGGACCCGGATCCAAACGAACAAACCCTCCTCAACAAGGTTGGCCGCGGCGGATGGACGGTCATTGGCCGTAAGCCTGAAACCCAGGACGTCAGTAGTCGCGACGCCAACAACAACCCGGTCACGATCCAGCAGCCGACGGGCAACATCATTTGGACGATCACCGATGGCAAGGGCCGTAACCAGCAGATGACGGTCGCTGGTGGCATCCCGAACGCCAACGTCGGCGATGTCGTCAAGCCACCGAGCGACCTGCCGTCTTCAGGCAACGAGACGTCCGACACCAGCAAGTGGACGCCCGTGTACCGCACGCCGGGCGATCCTTCGAGTGGCCAGATCGGCCAATGGGACCCGTCCAACAACACGTTCCACCCGGTTGCCGCGGACCCTGGCGCCAAAGCTTCGGGTAAATACGACAACGTCATCGACCCGAACGACTCGTCGGGCAAACGCATCATCGGCATGGTCGACACGGGCGACAAGACGTGGCATCCGATCGCGACCACCGCGGACGGCAAGCAGGTCGTCACGACGCCGTCGGCGATCTACTCGTACGACAAGGACTCCAACCAGCTCACCAAACTGACCGATGTCGCCAAGGACTCGCCGTTCCAGGTCGTCAGCTACCCCGACGGGTCGGTGTACCGCTTCGATCCGAACGAGAAGGACCCCAGCAAGGCCTTCACGGCGATGCCAACGGGCGCTCCGAAGCAGATCAAGGACTCGCAGGGCAACACCATGTTGCTCAACGAGGACACGGGCGGCTACGAGTACCCGAAGGGAGTTACGCCCGCGGCGACGGTGTCGTCCAACACCACCGCGAAGGTGCTGACCTGGTACGGCCCGAACGGCGAGGTGATCGCCCAGCACGACAACCCGGCGTACCAGCCAACGCCGGCGCAGGCACCGCCACCGAACACGGTCGCGCCGTACATCCAGATCCCGGATCCCGACCACCCGTCGAAGTTGATCTGGGTCGAGAACAAGGGGCGCGTCACGGCGTCGCAGGCGCTGAAGGACCTGGCGACCCACCTCACGGGCCAGGTGGTCAGTGGCGACATCTCGGTCGACGACGCGAAGGCGCTGATCGATGCGTCCAACTCGAGGATGCAGGTCGAGGCGCAGCAGGGACAGACGGCTGGCACGGCCGCGGGCGACATCCTGCGCAACACCCAGCAGGGCGCGACCACGGCGGCTGGACTGCTGCAGAACCGCGCGCAGCTTGCGACGACCACGCTGCAGGGCATCCTGGGGCAGACACTGGGCAACAAGAACGTCACGAGCTACGCGCCCGACACGGCGGCCAACCTGGTGCAAGGACTCCAGGGCTGGACGGCCTCGCTGATGGGTGGTCAGGCGACGATGGACTCGGCCGCGCGCATGGTCCAGATGGCCGACCCGAAGTCGAGCCTGGCGGACCCGTCCACGCAGACCGCCATCGGCACACTGACGCAGATGCTGGACAAGTACCGCCAACTGACCGGCGGCCCGCACCCGATCGAACAGGCAACCCAGTCCGCGCAGCAGAGCCAGCAGCAGGGAGGCCTCATCGCGCCGGTCACGGCACAGGCACAGGCGACCCAGGCCGTACAACCCGTGCAAGCCGTGCAGGCAGTCGGCGCCGGCTTCACACCGCCCGGTGGCTCGAGTTACACCTACCCGAGCGTTCCGTGGGCGGGCGCGACGCCGCAGACGCTGCCGACGCAAGCCGCCAATCTGGCCGGAGCAGGTGTGGGGCAGGGTTTCCGCGCACCGACCATCGTGATCAATGCGGGAGGTGGCTGATGGGGCGCTACGTCGGCAACAAGTGGCACGAGGAGCTGCCGAGCAGCGGTCCTGCGGACCAGACGCAGGGCAACAACGTACCCGTCCCGTCCAGCGGTGGAGGTGGTGGTGGCGCAGCGGCACCCGCCGTGGCAGCGGCAGCTCCGCAGCCTTCGGCCAGCAACAAGCCTGTCGGCAAGAATGCCTACGGCGACGACATCTACAACACGCCCAACGGTCAGAAGACAGGTACCCAGATCACCCAGGAGCTCGCGGCGGCGGGCTGGGATGGCAAGGGCGACCCGGTCACGGTCTACAACCAGACGAGTGGGGGTTCGGGCAGCACGCCGGGGACGCCAGGCGCGCCGGCGGCGACTGGCACCGACGCCGACATCCAGAAGCTGCAAGCGGGCATCCAGTCGCTGCTGAACGCGCAGGCAAGTGGCAACAAGGACGCGGTAGCAGAAGCCATTCGCGAGTTCAACGCGACGTTCGGACTCGACACCCAGAAGTTCCAGGACGACGTGCGCCGTTTCAACCAGAACTTCGAGATCTCGCAGGCCGGGCTGACGGGAATGTACCAGGGCGCGCCGACGCTGCAAGCGCAGAACCAGGCGTATACCCAGCAGATGGGCGTGATCAACGCCGCGTCTGCGTTACAGGCCAATCCGTTCCGCCAGGCGCAGGTCATCGGTCAGGCGGGGCGCGTCCTGCAGGGCCTGCCGGCGGCAAGCTTTGCCGCGCCGAATACGGTGGCTGGCGTGGGTACGGTCGGCGGCAACACGCAGGGCGGCATGGGCTATCTCAGTCAGCTAATTTCAGATATCAAAGATCCGACTGCCAACATGACGACCGCGCAGTCCTGGCTGGACGCCACGCCGACGCCGAACAAGATCGACTCGACGAGCTTTCTCAGGTCGACGCCAACGACGCAGAACCTGATCCTTCAGTCGATGCAGGAGAAGTACGGACTTGACCCTCAGGATTCTCTGAAACAAATACAGGCCACGCTGCCTCAATTCTCCGCCCCAAACACAACGGGCGTAATCCGGAGGGGTTGATGCCGCTGAAGAAGAGCGGCTCGAAGGCCGCGGTCAGTCAGAACATCAAGACCGAGATGAAGGCCGGCCGCCCACAGCGTCAGGCAGTCGCGATCGCGCTCAGCGTCCAGCGACGCGCGAAGGGAAAGAAGTGAATTAAATGCCTGGCGATTGGGACAAGTCCGTCCACCCCGACCTGGTCGACGAGGGGCCAGCCGAACAGCCTGCTGAGACTCCGCTTGAACGCCCCTCGCGGCGGCGCTCGAGCGAGACGGGCGGAGCGCCAAACACTCCACCCCCGTCCGTGGACGAGGCGACGCCGGATAGTCTCCCTCCCGAGACATCCGACGCCGCCGAGTCTGAACCCGAGACGCCCGACTGGTTCGCCGCGGTCCGCGAAGCCAAGGACCCGACCGAGGCGCTGCGCTCGATTCTGAAGAACGTGCCGTACGACGAACTCGAGAAAGATGACGTTTTCTCGGGACTCATCGGCAACGTTGCCGAGCGTCGGGTCAAAGCGTGGCAGGCCAAACAGGACCGCGACGCCGCGGACAAAGCCAAGCTCGAGGCGGCGGCCAACAACGACCTGTACACCCTGGGTGAGCTGACTCAGCGCGAATTGCAGCAGCAGCTCGCGTCGCAGCAGGCCGCCCAGGCCGCGGGCCCCTTCATGGACGGCGTCGTGCTGTTCCAGAAGCAACTCCCGGAGTCCATCCAGAAGGACATCTCCGGGAAGGCATTCGGTGTTGGCAAGAGCCACGCCGAAGGAGTGGCAGAATACATAGACTACGTCTCAGAGCAGCGGGTCAAGCTCGAGCTTCAAAAGCGCGAGTCTGCACTTCGCAAGTCTCTGATGTCGGAAGTGAACGGTGACGAGCCTGTCCCCGAGCGCGACTCAGGTACCCCCGGTCGCGTCCGCGAAGTGACAGACGAGATGATTGCCGCAATGTCACTCGCCGAATACGAGGCGCTGTTCGATGAGAACGGGCGCCCCAAGCCAGGGGTACGCCACCGGTCGACCCGAGGGATACCCGTTCGTCAACACTAGGGGGTAAACCGTGGCAACAGGCGCTACGGAATTCGTCGACAAGACGATCTCTGACGGTATCTTCTCGCCCGACATCTGGAGCAAGCAGGTGTTGCGCGCGACCGAGTCGAACCTCTTGTTCGCCAAGAGCGTCAACCGCGGTTTCGAAAGCGACGCCAGCGTCGGCAAGACGGTCAAGGTCGCCAGCATTGGCAACCTGGCCGCTCGAGCCAAGGCCGAAAACACGGCCATCACCTACGAGACCGTGGCGGAAACTGCCACCACTATCACCTTGAACATCTGGTCCTACGCGGCCCTTGGCATCGAGGACATCATCAAGGTGCAGAGCATCGTGGACGTCCAGAACGAGTACCAGCAGAAGCTCGGCTATGCGCTGGCGAAAGACATCGACTCGGCGCTGGGGGTCGACGTGGCCGGCTTTACCCAGACCGTGGGCACGCTCGGCACGCCGCTCTCAGACGCCAACGTGCTGTCCGCGGTCCAGCTCCTGGACAACGCCGACGCGCCGCAGACCGAGCGCTTCTTCTTGATGTCACCGGCTGAGAAGGTCGCCAAGCTGGCACTCGATCGGTGGAGCAATGCCCTGTACATCGGCAACAGCGGTATGCCGGCCAAGTCGGGCATGCTCGGCGACATGTACGGGCTGAATCTGGGCATCACCACCAACCTGGTCAAGCCAGCCGGCGGCCAGGCGAACTGTTTCATCTTCCATCGTGAAGCGCTGGCGCTGATCCTCCAGAGAACGCCGAAGAGCCATATTTTTTATGACATCGACGTGTTCACGTGGAAGCTGGCGGTCGAAGAGATCTACGGCCATCAGATGATGCGTCCAACGTTCGGTGTGTGGGCCAAGGGGGCTGCGTAGGATTCGGCGATGGCGACTGACACGTTCATCGACCGCATGGTCGACAAGACGCTTGGGCGGACCGACGTTCCGCTCAGGCGCGGTCAGAACTACAACTATCCAACCCGCTGGTACGCGACCCCGAACGGCGACATCGTGCAACTCCAGTCTGATCCGCAGAACAGGGCGCTGTATGCAGACCTGGGGTTCCATCTCCTGGCCGACACTCCGGCGCGCGGCCAGAGCATGTCCGAAGTCGAAGAGTGGGAGCGCATCGAGCGACCGAAACTGATCGTCGAGCAGAAGCGTCGGGCGAACCTGATCAACACGATCAGGCGGGCCGACTCGCAGAATCCGATGCTGATGCTGAACCTGGACACGATCGATGAAGATTCGACCGAAGAGCTCGAGCAGATGATCAAGGACATCCGCGCCCAGGGACACAACGTGCGTGTGACCGAGAGCGGTGTACGCCAGCGTGGTCGCACCGTGGCGGACGACGAGCCCGCGCTGCTGCAGGGAGTCGAGCGCTCCGAGACGAACTCGCTCGAGGACCTCCAGCGCAAGCTCAGCGCCGAGGGGGCGCGCGCCACGACCATCCAGGGCACCGGCAAGGATCCGATCGATGAGGCCAGACGGAGGAGTGGCAAATGACTGAGACACCAGCGACAGACTTCATCGCACAGGCGAACCTGATGCACGAGCAGGGTCCGTACGTGACGCCGCCGTCGACGCTGTACTTCACGTATCTCAAGCCCGATGGCGAAAGCATCGTGGCGCCGGCGACCAGCGCCGAGGTGTACCTGCGCGAGGGCTTCTCCATCACGGGCGAGCAGACCATCGAGAATTTCGCGGCGTGGAGCGAGGAGCAGGCGGCAAAGGCTGCCCCGAAGGCTGAAGCGACCAGGGGCGAGCACGCCGAGGCGCCCAAGGCGAACAAGGCCTGACCCGTGCCAGTTAGTGGCGCGGACATCGAGGCGCAGGTCGGCGCCGCGCAGGGCCTGTGGACGCACACGCCTGTCGACTGGGCAGGCAACGAAGGCGCCGCCAAGCCCGCGGGTTGGCCGAACAACGCGGCGCAGGGCTACCTGGGCGCCGGCTCCGGCACACGCCCGAGTGGCGCGGTGACCGGCACTGGTCTGCCAGGCACGGTGACGGTCCTGGCCGTATCGATCGGCTCGATCACGTCGACGGGCGCTTCGGTCACCTTCACCCTGAGTGGCGCGCCGACCAGCTCGCGGGTCAACTACGGCACGACGACCGCGGTGACCAGCAACGCCGCGGGCACGACCGCGACCCAGCAGACCGTGCCGATCTCGGGCCTGACGACAGGCACGAAGTACTACGTCAGCGTCCAGACGACGAACGCCACGGGGACGTTCGTGACCAACCTGTATTCGTTCGTGACGGCATGACCATGCAGGCAGAAGACGAGCGACTTGGCCAGATCGCGTACGACGCGTACGCGACCAATACGGGCGGCAAGTCCCTGGCGACGGGCGACGACCTGCCATTGTGGGACGACCTGGGCGACGCGTTCAAAACGGCATGGATCGCCGCGGCGCGCGAGGTGCTGGCGAACGCTACATCCAGGACGGTGCCCGAAGAACCGGAAGACGAAGGCGACGAGATACCCGAGTGATCGATGAGTACGGCCGGACCGAGTACCTGAGCGTCGCCGCGGCGCATCGGCCCGACTGTACCTTCGGCCCAGGGTTTTTCAGGCTGTGCCTCGGCGACCGCAATGTCCGCTACTGCCAGACCCAACAGGACGTGCAGTTCGCCTGCGCGTTGCTCGACGGCGTGGTGCGCGAGATCAGGGTCGAGCGTGACGGCTACTGTCTGGACGGGGACCCGATGATCGGCGACGCGAACACGCCGGACGTGATCGACGGCGAGTGGTGGCTGAGCCTGCCGGTCGCCGATGGCATGCTCGAGCTCAAACTCGAGCGCGAGGCGGACTACATCCGCGTCTACCGCCAGATCGAAGCCGCCGTGCTGCGTCGTGACAACCGCGCGTCGCAGGGTGGCGTGCGCGCGAGCATCGTCATCAAGCGACCAGGCGCACGGGTGACCAACGTGCACGTATGACCATTAGCAGCGTGCCGGTCGTCACCGGCGACCAGACGACCAACGGCACCTGGCAGCACACCGGCCACCTGATCATCAGTTGCAAGTTGCCGTCTGGCACAGTCGTCACGCTGACCCTGCCCGAGGATTGGCAGACTTTGAAGGCGCTCGTGCCGAACTCGCTCGAGGACCTGACGTACGGCGGGTGAGAGGAGGGTAGATTCATCGCGAACGCGCTTTTTAATCCCGGACGTGAGGGATTTTTGCTCGGCGAGATCGACTACGACACGGCGGTTATCAAGGTCGCGCTGGTGCGCGCGTACACGTTCAGCGCTTCGCACAAGTTCGTGTCCGACGTGACCGGCGCCAGCGGTGTGCTGCACGCGACGTCGGCCGCCCTCGCGTCGAAGACAGGCACCAGCGGGACGGCCGACGCAGCGGACATCACGTTCACGGCGCCGGCGGCCAACGCCAGCGGTCATTCGCTGCTGTACTTCCAGAGCTCCGCGGTGACGGGCGGCGCGGATGTCGCGGCGTCGGCGCAGCGTCTGATTGCCTGGGTGGACACGGGCACCGGGTTGCCGGTCACGCCCAACGGCGCCGACATCAACGTCGTGTTCAACGCATCCGGGCTCTTTACCCTCTGACCGTTTTTCACTCTGTAATGTAGATGACCAGTCCGACGATCCCTGCCGGCACTGCAGGGATGCAGACGGTCGCTGGCGCTAACGGCACGACGTTTGCGCCGACGCTGCCGGTCGGAACGGTCGCGGGCGACCTGCTGGTCGCCATCTTCTACACCGATGCCGCGGGCACGGTGACGATGCCCAGCGGGTTCACCAACCTGTACAACGTCAACCCGTCCGGCTCGATGCACCTGCGCGTCGACTGGAAGATCGCCGTCGGCAGCGACGCCACGTCGTGGTCCTGGACGGGCTCGGTCTGGCGCGTCGGCGCGCTGCTGCGCATCACCGGTGCCCAGAGCAGCGGGACGCCGTATGAGAACAACGCCTCGGCGCAGAACACCACCAGCGTCGCCAGCACGAACTCGAGCCTGCCCAGTGTCGCGCTGACGGGTGCAGCCAGTGTCGACGACCTGGCGCTGATCGCGACAGCCGTCACCAACGACAACGCACCGACCTGGTCTGCGCCGTCGACGTGGACGATTCAGTGGAACAGCGGCGACGACATCGGCATCGCCAAACAAACGCTCGCCTCGGGCGCCGCGGCACCGGCCTCGACGCACGTCACCATTTCGGATAGCAACGCGGTCGCCGGTCCGGGCGGGACGGTCATCCTGGCCATCAAGTCGCCGTCCGGCGCTCCCAGCCCGCAGACCGTCACACCGGGCTTCATCAGTACGGCGGAGTCGGTCTATCAACCGAACGTCAAGCTCCAGGTTCTGCCCAACGCGATAGGCACGGCGGAGTCGGTCGCTCAGCCGACGGCCCTGTTGCAGGTCCTGCCGAACGCGATCACCACGGCCGAGGGGGTGTACGGGCCGGTGGTCACGCTCAGCGGCGGCGCGCAGTCGGTCGTTCCGAACGTGGTCGCCAGCGCCGAGAACGTCTTCGGCCCGACGGTCACGCAGCAGGTCCTGCCCGACACCATCGCGACCTCGGCGCTGGTGCGCAACGCGATGGTCATGCTGGTCATCCCGCAGACCGTCAACCCGGCAGCCATCAGCAGTGCGGAACAGGTCTACCCGCCATCGTTTGTCGGCTTCGGCGTTCCGGAGATACACCCCGACAGCATCCCGTCCGCGGCGAGCGTGTACGCACCGACCGTCAGCGTCGTGCCGCGGTCGATCGCGCCGCCACTGCTCGTCGGACTTGGTCTCAGCGCTCCTGTCCTGATCCTGGCCGTCGCCGGTGGCGCGCCGGCACTGGTGTCGGGACCAGTGTCTGGAGCACCTTCGCTGGTGCTAGTACCGTAGGAGCAACTCGAGCATGCCCACCCTTCAGCAGTACCGATCCAGTTTCTCGGCCGAGGCGGGCCCGTACATCGGTCCTGAGTCGTACGAAGTGCGCGCGATGGGCGGCTCGGACCTGACCAAACTGGTCTGCACCATCTATCCCATCCAGTCGGGCATCCCCCAGCAGGACCAGTTGATCGACCGCCCGCTGTACCGCCCCAACGCGGTGCAGCAAACGGACCGCAATCGCTACGTGATGACCTACGACCCCGCGAGTGGCACCATCACGCCCGACATTGTCTGGGCCGTGGCGCCCTTCTCGGATGTCGCGGGTTCAACGTACGGGTTCCTGGAAGCGTTCACCTATCACGACCTCGAGCAGTACGTGTACCAGGACATCGAGGGCGCGGGCATCAACGGCATCGGCGAGCGCTTCGAAGTGCTCGGGCCATTCGACGTGCCAACCTGCCATCGGCTGATCAACGAGGGCCTGCGCCACTGCTGGCTGGTGGTCGAGGTGGCGTGCGTGCCGACCATCGAGATGACCAGGCACGACCTGAACCTGGTCGCACCGTGGCTGATCGACCCTGGCGACGTGCTGCAGGTCGGCCTGCTGGCCAATGGCGAGGATCGCAACCTGCAGGATCCATTCGAGCGGCGGATCTACGGGCGGGTGGAGCGCGATGGTGGGCACTTCTACCTGCAGACCGGGTCGCTGACGTTCAGCACTGGCGACCTGATCTACCTGCGCTGCCTGAAGCGCGCGTACGACCACTGCCGTGCGGCTGGCGGTGTCTTCGGCGAACAGCAGGGGCTGGCGCTCGAGACGGACGAGGCGCCCGCGGAGCGTGGCTGGGTGGCCGCCGCGGCGCTCGTCGCGGGCTGGCGCCAGTTCGGACACCTGCTCGAGCCGGCGGCGAACCAGCGCCTCATCAGGGACCAGGCGTCCGCGGTCGCGGCGTTCAACGACCTGGTCCGCGAGCACCTGGTGGCCGACATGCCGCAGAAGAAGCTGTACCGCCCGCGCACGTTCGGGCCCGCGGTCAGGATGGCCGGCTAGTGTCGCTGTACGCCAAGCGCTCCCCGTGGCCCTATCACGTGGTGATTTCGGGTACGGGTTTTCTGATTGGCTCGCAGCAACCTGGTCAGCCAGCGCTGGTGTCGACCAAGTCGCAGGACATCTCCGCTGTTGCACCGCCCGATTACTCGTACGCCGGCGCGAACCCGACCAATGACCGCGAGGAGCCGTTCCAGAACCTGACACTGGGTCTCGGTCTGGCGCTGCAGGAGAAATGGGACGATCAGCGCTATATCGCGGCCAACGCGGTCGACCTGTCGGTCTGGCCGTGGTGCCTTGGACCGGAGATTGGCACCTACACCGCGGCGAGCATCGACGCGACCAGGGGCATCGGCAAGTTCTTCGAGATTGGCAACACGCTGTTCGCGGCCAATGGCGTGAACGTGCTCCAGAAGGCGGCGGGCACGACCGACACCTGGTCGGTGGTCAAGACCTTCGCCCAGCCGATTCTGGACGTGTGCGTGTTCACGTCCAACTTCGACGGCGTCCAGCGGGCGTTCTTCGCCCTGTCGGGCGCGCCGGCGCAGTGGACGACCAACGGCACGGCGTACACCGCGATGGCGACGTTCAACGCCCTGTCGTTCACGGTCATCGGCAAAGAGTTCTGGTGGGCGGACGATACGAACCGCTTGAGAAAACTGGATACCAACGCGGACCCGACCGTCGAAGCGAACTACACCAGCCTGATCTTCCGAGCGGGCGACAAGTCGGCGCAGATCACGTCGCTGCTGGTGACCGCCGGCGGCACGCTGGTGATTGCCAAGACGGATGGCCTGTATACGCTTAACGCTGCAGGCGATGACCACGAGCTTTTTCCCTTCTTGCGATACGCGGACACGGCCAACAACGGCAAAGCCTGGGGCACCTTCGAAAACGGCCTGTTCGTGGCCTATGGCGACTCGCTCGGCAGGGTTGACCCTGATCTGTCGTGGACGTCGGTCGGCCCAGACGACCTGACCTCGAACGTGACGGGCATCTCCGGGCGAGTGACTGCATTCGCCGGGGTGGAGACGATGTTTGCCTACGCTGCGCTGCTGGATCGCAATACCAACACCGGCTACCTGTGCAAGTTCGGCGCGTGGGTGAGCATCGGCGTCAGGGGGCCGCGGCAGAGCACGCTGGTCACCGCGCTCGGCTCGCAGGGCACGGGCGAGCCGGTGCACATCGACGCCTGGCACGGCAGCGTGTCGATCCCGTTCACCGGCCGCGCCATCCAGGCGCTGTTCGTCTCGGGTCTCGGTTCACCCGTGGCTGGTCACACGCGGACCTATATCGGCTTTTCCGACGGCAGCATCGGCTGGGTATTGAACCCGTGTACGCCCAATCCCGCGGGCTGCATCGACTACCACTACTTCGTCGGCGACGGCTGGGTCGACCTGCCGGTCTGGCACGGCGGCTACCACGCGTCGAAGAAGAGTTTGCGCCACTTCAGCGTGACGGGCCCCAGGATCGACGCCAACGACTACGTCACGCTCGAGTACCGTCTGGACCCCACGACGGGCATGGCCTGGACGTCGCTGGGCCATACGTTCAACTCGGGCGTGTATGACCGCGTGAAGTTCCCGACGGGTGCCACATGCACGCTGGCAGCGCTGCGGGTCCACCTGCACAACACCGACCACGCCAGCTCGCCGCTCGTGTCGGCCGTGTCGCTGGGCCACGCGCTGCGGCCGCAGCGGGTGATGGAGTTCCAGGCGGACATCCTGTGCGCCGATGGACTGGTGCGCCGCGATGGCGTGCCGATCAGGATGGGTCGCACGCAGATTCAGAAGTTGATCGAGGCGGCGGTCGACAATCCTGGCGCGGTCAACGTGACGCTCCCCGACGAGACGAACCAGCAGCTGTCGTTTACCGATTACCAGGTTTCTCAGTCCTTCGATGAGGTGGGGAGACAATGGCGCGGCTCGTTAAAAATTAAGGCAGTCCAATTTGTTTAGTTGACATGGCTCCACGTCTTGCCGTTTCTGACGCGATCGATAGTGTCACGAGTCACCCGGTAGTACCGGGCCAGGCGCGCCCCACTGCCATAGGAACGTGGAGTTGCAAGGATGTCGCGAACGGCCGCATCGGTCAGTTTCGCCTGGTTGTTGCGCTCCCCGCGTGGTGTTCGGGCCTGTTGTTTATCGGCGTCGACCAACCCTGTCTCGAACGCGTGGTGCAGGTTCTCCCGATGTGGAACCCACTCAAGGTTCACCAATCGGTCGTCGGTTTTGATGCCGTTCTTGTGATTGCACGTAACTGTGTGCGACGGACCTGGACGCGGTCCGACGAACGCCTCCAGTACAAGGACATGCACGCATTCACTCGTTGTCACACCACCGATGGACAGTACGACGAGCGGATAGAGCCCGGCTGGCGTGCCTGCTTTCAGAATTTTGCCGACATGCGTTCCCTTGCCAGGTTTGGCACGACGCACACGTCCCCAATCCGAGACTTCGTACACGCCGTCAAACCGCGCCAGTGGGCGCCATTCTTCGCTTAGGAGGGACACGTGGCCAGGACTGTCGCTACAAATTTCACGGGCGCGCTTCAGTACCCATATGCTACAGCAGCCGGAGACATTTTCAAAAAGGAAGACGTGCAGACGCTGGCGCAGGCGGTCGACCAGCACGACCACTCCAGTGGCAAGGGCCTGGTGCTGTCGGCTACGTCGATCCCAAGCGGATTCATCACGTCGGCCATGATCGCCGACGGCACGATTGTGTCGGCCGACATTGCAGATGGGACGATTGCGGCCGTGGACATGGCAGCGGGGGCGGCGCTGGCCAATCTTGCGGCGGGGAGCATTTCGCGCTCAACCCTGGTCGCCATTACGGCGGCATCCACCACAACGTCCGTGTCATTTGTCGCGAGTGGCGTGGACGTTGTGGCGTGGTCGCCCGTCGCAGGCAACGCCTACGTGCATGCGACATGGACAGGACAGGTTTCATGCACCACCAAGGGCGCCATCATCCAGATGTACCTGGCGTTTGGGGGCGCGGCATCGTTCCAACCAACAGTCTTGCATGCGCCGGACGTGAGCTACGGCGTACCGGTGCAACTCGATGCGTACATACCGACGGCAGCCGCGGGCGTGCAGAATTTCCAGGTGTTCTGGCTGACGAATGCGGGCACGTTGTCGATGGTGAGTAACCGATCGATTCTCGTGTGCGAGTCGGTCCGATGACGGTGACCGACGTGGGTGTGTCGACTGGCGGGAAGTCGATCAACCTGTCTCAGTTGCAGACCGAGCTCGAGGCGGCCGGCATCGATTGCAGTGCCGGCCTGGGCATGACGGACGACCAGGTGTACACCTACAACGCCGAAGGCCAACCGACGGACTTTCCGAGCGCTGCTCAGGCCACGGTCGACGCCACGATCGACGCACACGTCGCGCTGCGCCCGATGACCGACCAGGAGCTCGCCGCCGAGTTTCAGGCCACCAGCGACCCCGCGCGCAAGCAGGACATTCGCGACATGCAGTCGGGCCTGATCCCGCGCGAGCAGGTGCCAATGACATGAGCATGGTCGACCACATCATCTGGTCCGCGGCCGGCGGCGGCGACCTGAACACCAGCGGCGCGATTTACAAGCTGTGGGTCGCCTACCGCGACGAGGGCAACTACCTGGGCGTGCCGCTCTCACCCGAGACACCCGTCAGCGACACCGAGGTGCAGCAGCCATTCTCGAGCGGCGCCGTAATAGCCTGGAACCCCGTTGACGGAGCGCGCCTGGTCTCGTGACTGTCGCTGCGCTCTATACCCCCGCACACAAATGGGAATCTGACCCCTGGCCTGAGCCCGGAGATCCGGGCGACCTGACGTTCAACCGCAACGAACCGCCCGTGCGCCAGACGGCGTCCTGGACGTGCTCGTGCGCCGCGCTGGCGTGGGTGATGAACGCGCTGGGCGTCGAGGCGCTGACAGGTGGAAAGTGGGACGAGTGGGACGGCGTCAACGAGCTGCGCCGCATCGCCGGCTACGGTGCCGTCTCACCCGACTACGGGCTGGCCTACGCCTCGGGCGTCGACCTCGAGCGCGTGTACAACGACTACGGCTACGTGGTGCAGCGTCAGCCGGTGGACTGGGCCGACCTCGCGTACCTCTGCGAGCTCGGCATCGGGCAGCTCGGCGGGGCGCGCTGGTACCACTGGACCGGAGTCCGCGGTTACGACGGCAGACAGTTCAATCTGGCCAATCCGGCGTTCACCTGGAAGGGCGTGGGTGACGACCTGGACCCGAACGAGTGGAACGCCTGGGGCGCATGGCAGGCCGTCATGGTCACCGGCGTGCAATAGGAGATGGCATGCAGATAAGTACTCCCGTCGTCACCATCGGCTGGGTAGTGGCCGTCCTGGTGCTTCTCTTGGCCATTCTGGGCATGCTCGGCGTGCTTCCGTTCACTGCCCTGGTTGTCTTCGGCCTGATTGGAGCTCTGGCCGTGGCGCGCTTGCTCTAGGGTGCTGCCATTCAGGCGCTGCTGCTGCTTCTGCAGGACAATCCCGCCGCGGTGACAGGGTTCGTAGGAGGTGTGGTCGGCGCGCTGGTGGTGCACATCATCGCCTGGCGCTGGCAGGTTGTTCGCCGCAAGCATCCGCCCGAAGCCACGTGAGCGATCACGGCGAAGTGGAGCTGCCTGGGCCGCCGCGGGCGCGTCAGGTGCTCGGCGCGCTGGTGCTGCTGCTGGGTGGGCTGGTGCTGTTCGGCGCGGTGCCGTTCGGATCGACGACGCTCGGCGTGGCGCTGCTGCTGATCGCGGCCGGACTCATCGTGTAGGCCAGGTGGCCTAGCTCGTTTGGCCTAGCTAAGGGCTGTTATGTCGGCCAAACGACAGGGCTTCGCGAGCTTCGGCTATGGCTGGCGCGCCAGCACCCATACGGGCAAGCGGCCCCTGGTCATACCAGCCGCGACTCTTGATCTCGTCCAGCCGGTCAGGTTTGGTAGTCATAGGAACAAATAGCTCTTTCAAGCGGGCGGGTTGAGCGCCTCGTCGGCGATCCTCATGGCGTCAGCAACAGACGCGTCGCCCTCTAGTTCGAGGTCCGTGATCTCGGTCAGCGCCGCCCGCAGATCAGCAAGCATCTGTGTCAATTGGCTGTTATCGCGTACTAACCCGCCAGCCACCGCTCGTAGCCGCTCGACCTCGGCGCGGAGTTCGTCGCGCTGTTGG